GAGCTCAAAGAACTCTTTTGAGAGAAGTACTTACGGGTGCAAACACTATTTTAAAAGGTACGAGTAAGTTTATAGCAGGAGCTTTAAATCCAATAGATTTTTTTAGATTAAAAAATTTAATTGGTCTTCCTGCTGCAATAGCGGCAGTAGCATTTGATACCGTTGCAATAGCAGATGATGTAATTAGAAAAGGTCAACCTTTTGATGTAGCTGCTGGAAATGAATTTCTTACACAGTTTCTTGATTTAAATACAGAATCAAAACAAGCTCAACGTATATTAGATGATAAAGGAAGTGATTTATCACCCGCTGCAACAGAATATGCTCAAGGTTTAGTTGATATAGGTAAATATGAAAATCTTGAAAAAGAAAAAAGAAATCTTCTTAGTTTAACTGAAGGCCAAGCTCGTCCAGAAGATTTAGAAAAAATAGACAAACAATTAAAAATTTTAGAAACAAAATTAAAAACTTTTAGAGAAGATGGGGCGCTTGATTACAACGCTGCAGTAAACGAACTAGGTATTAATGAAGAACAATCAGAGTATATTGGTGAACCTAAAAAAGCTGGAATGTTTTATTATGCAGCAGATGATGAATCAAAAGATGGTTTTTATAGAAATGCTGATGGAGACAGAATAAAGGTAAATGAATATGGTTATGCTACCAAAGGAAACATTTTTGATATTCCAAGTAAAACAGGAGCAAGAGTAGATCGTAAATTACCTTATGGAGAAATGGACCAAGGTAGAAATCCAGCTCTTTTAACAGAAGGTGAAAAAATATTTCGTGCGGAAACTAAACAACCTGCAAAATATCAAAAACCTTTTACCTATAAAGATTTTAATTATCAAAGCAAAGCTCTTAGCGATGAACAATATGCTAAGGCTCTAAAATATTATCAAGATCAAGGATTTATAAAACCTGGTCAAAAATTAGAAGATGTAAATATACCCAAAGGATATAATACACGTATAGTAAATGGTAAGGAGTATGATCCTCCAAAAACGTTTCTTCAAGATACTACAGAGTTTTTTAATATTGGCGACAAATGGAAACAAGCACTATATCAACCTGGAATGTTAGGAGCCAATCAAAAATTTGCAGGTGGTGGTATAGCAGGACTATCTGGTGGTGATAAATCAGGCAGACCCCCAGAATCAGGACCAGCTTCACAAGGGTTGCGTTCTTTGTTTAATAATGGTAAGAAACGATAACGGAGATTAAATGGCAGAAATAGATAAAGCTCTCCCAAACACACGTACCGAGTTAGAAGTTCCTGGGCAGGAACAAGAGGTCGATGTTGCGGAGCAAGAAACAGAACAGGGACCGGTAGAAGTAACACCAGAAGAAGATGGTGGTGCAACTATTGATTTTGACCCGGGTGCCGTGAACCAAGCAGGTGCGGAATCACATTTCGATAACCTAGCAGACATATTACCAGAAACAACTTTAGATCCAATCGGATCAAAACTTAGATCAGACTATCAAGATTATAAATCATCAAGAAAAGATTGGGAAAATTCTTATATCAATGGTTTAGATCTTTTAGGTTTTAAATACGACAATCGTAACGAACCTTTTCAAGGAGCATCAGGTGCAACGCACCCAGTATTAGCAGAAGCGGTAACACAGTTTCAAGCTCTAGCTTACAAAGAATTATTACCATCAGACGGACCGGTTAGAACACAAATTTTAGGTGTATCAAGTCCTCAAAAAGAGCAACAGTCTCAAAGAGTAAAAGATTTTATGAATTACCAAATTTTAGATCAAATGAAAGAGTACGAGCCAGAATTTGATCAAATGTTATTTCATTTACCATTAGCAGGTTCGACATTTAAAAAAGTTTACTATGACGATTTATTGGGACGAGCAGTTTCTAAGTTTATCCCTGCAGATGACCTTGTTGTTCCGTATACGGCTACCTCATTAGACGATGCGGAATCAGTCATTCATGTTATTAAAATTTCAGAAAACGATTTACGAAAACAACAAGTAAATGGTTTTTATTCAGATATAGAATTATCAAAACCGTCTGATGTATCAGATGCAGATAAAATTACAGACAAAGAACGTGAATTAGAAGGTGTTTCTAAAACATCTAAAGCAGAAAATTTATACACGTTGTTAGAGTGTCATGTTAATTTAGATTTAGAAGGTTTTGAAGATGTTGGCGAGGATGGAGAACCAACTGAAATAAAATTACCTTACGTCGTTACAATCGAAGAAGGTAGTCAAAAGGTTTTGTCTGTAAGACGAAACTTCGCGCCCAATGATCCACTTAAAGCTAAGATCCAATATTTTGTCCACTTTAAATTTCTGCCAGGACTAGGATTTTACGGATTTGGATTAATACATATGATTGGCGGATTGAGTCGTACGGCAACGGCGGCTCTCCGTCAGTTATTAGACGCAGGTACATTATCAAATTTACCAGCAGGTTTTAAACAGAGAGGTGTTAGAGTCAAAGACGATGCTACACCAATACAACCCGGAGAATTTAAAGATGTTGACACTCCAGGCGGTAATCTAAAAGATGCTTTCGTATTCCTTCCATACAAAGAACCTTCAGCTACACTACTACAGTTGATGGGAATAGTTGTTCAAGCAGGACAAAGATTCGCGTCAATTGCTGACATGCAAGTCGGTGACGGGAACCAACAGGCGGCTGTTGGTACGACTGTGGCTCTCTTAGAACGTGGTTCAAGAGTGATGTCAGCAATCCACAAAAGATTATATGTGGGATTAAAATCAGAATTTAAATTACTAGCAAAAGTATTTGCTACGTACTTACCCCCTGAGTATCCGTACGATGTTGTAGGAGGACAAAAGAATATTAAAGTTGCAGACTTTGATGATAAGGTTGATGTATTACCGGTTGCAGATCCAAACATATTTTCAATGAGTCAAAGAATATCTTTAGCTCAAACTGGATTACAACTTGCAATGTCAAATCCACAAATACATAATTTATATATGGCATTTAGAAAAATGTACGAGGCACTTGGTATAAAAGACATAGATAGAATTTTACCACCACCTCCACCAAAAGCACCTAAGGACCCGAGTCTAGAACACATCGATGCATTAGGTGGAAAACAGTTTCAAGCGTTTCCAGGTCAAGATCACAGAGCACACGTTACAGCGCACTTAAATTTTATGTCAACTAACTTAGTTAGAAATAATCCTAACGTAATGGCAGCTATACAAAAAAATATTTTAGAGCATATTAGTCTAATGGCACAAGAACAGGTTCAATTAGAGTACAGAGAACAAATGATGCAGATGCAACAGCTTGCACAACAAGCGGCAGTTAACCCTCAAGCACAACAACAGATGGCTGAGATGACTCAAGGTATAGAAGCTAGAAAAGCAGTGTTGATTGCAGAGATGACAGGTGATTTTATGAAAGAAGAAAAAGAAATTACATCACAATTTGATTCTGATCCATTATTAAAACTAAAATCAAGAGAAGTTGACTTAAAAGCAATGGAAGCTCAACGTAAACAGGAAGAATCAACTGCTGATCAACAACTTGAAAGAGCAAAACTACTTCAAGCACAACAACTAAACCAACAAAAGATGAACCAGAACGAAGAATTAGCAGAATTACGTGCTGATACATCTCTTGAGAAGCAAGAAATTGCAAACGATGCAAGATTTGAGCTTGCTAACATGAAACCAAACAGATAAAAGGATTATATTATGATGAATTACAAAACAGGCGGCAAAAAAATAGTAATACCAGAGCAAACAAAAGTTGTTGACCCTAAATCAGAGAAAAGTTTTAGAGGACAAAACAAAATTGCTAAAGGTGACACTAATCCGGTTAAAGGAACTGGTGCTGCAAGAAAACAAAAAGACGTAACCTGGTATTAGTATGTGGTTTTCGGCAATTAAATTAGCCGTCTCTGCTGGTAGTAAAATTTATGCTAACAAGCAGAAGACTAAGATGGCAATGTCAGATGCACAGCTTATGCATGCGTCTCGTATGGCCGAAGGTAAAGAAGCTTACCAAGGAAAACTATTAGAAGCCCGTCAATCAGATTGGAAGGACGAGGCAGTTTTGATAATTTTAAGTATGCC